CGGAAGACTCCAGCAGCGCCCATCGTTCCCGTTGTCCCTGAACCGGAACCTGAGCGCGTTGAGGTCCGGGAAGTGGTTCTTGGCGGGGGGCTCTTTTATAAGCTTGTCCTGAAAATCATCATTTGGCATGAATCCAATATTGTTCATATAGAAGATAGGTCGATCGAAGGGATTCTATCCTATTCGTCGGAAGTGCTCAAGTTAGGCAGGCTCCGTCACTGGATTCATCGTCTGGAATCTGGAAAGTACTATCAGGTGAGGAAGACTTTCCAACAGAACTTTTCCGGGCCTCCCAGAGTCTGCGCCATTGGCGTTGGTCTCCATGAGAAGTATCTCCCCGATCGGAAGATGAATCCCAGAGTAGCTGAGGACTTTATTACTTCCATGGGATTCCCGGACTGTATGTATGGTGTCATCATTAGCCTGAATGATAGAAGCTATAAGAGTTTCCAAGAGATTGCCACGTTTTTGCGTCAGTTCCTCCCCAACCAACAAGAAGTCCTGTCATGAAGATTATCCCCACAATCAATTACAACCCGGCTGTCGTTTTTCGAGTGTTGGACATGCTAGAAGGTCGTGACGCTTCTTACAGCAGTGGCTTTTCAGGCTACTTCATTTCAAACATGTCCCCCTTTAATCGTTGTGGTTGTGCTCGGGCTTGTATCCAACGGGATCAGTACGTTGCTTCGGGTCAGAGTAATGATGATTGGTACGACTCCTTTCGTGAAACCGGAATCTATGATCGTTGTCAGAACGAAGCTGCCCACATGGGTGTTCCCGTGAATATCATCTTGAGGATGGAGGATATTTATGAAGCTTGTTTTGGGCGTCGGAGATCTGGCAAGCCTCAGTTTGTTAAGCCCTCATCGGATCCGAGAGTAAAGCATGGTTATCAACGCATTAAAAAGAACCATCATCATGATGCATCTTTCGTGGCTCGATTCTTGCGACGGGCTTTGAAGATCACCGAGCCCGTCCAGGCTGTTCCTGTTCCTACAGAAAATTTTCAAGAAGTTAATGGCTAAGACCTTCGGGGTGTGTTATACTGCCCCCATAATCCTTTGGAGGCAGGAGTAGCATGACATTAGATAAACGTAGTGTCTATACTGAGCAACCACCAACAACACCGGGCTGGTATTACATCCTGTTGTGTGGAGCGGATGAGCCAATTATCTTGAATTGGGATGGCAACATCTGGAGCTGTTCTGATGGCTTGCCTTTCACTGAGGGGCTTTTGTTGGGCTGTCACTATGGTCCTTTAATACCAAAGCCAGATGAACTCACGTGATTATTGGGGCTAATTATTTTCTCCATGCTAGGAGAGTATGTGATGCAAGCGCCGAGGGCTGAGACGTGAGCGAGCCGGATGGCGTTCACGTCACGTCGGACGAGAGGCCGCAACAGTGCGACTTGTGTGGCGTCGTGGCTGAGCTGCGGCCGTACGGCCCGAGAGGGGAATGCGTGTGCTTCGACTGCGGCATGAGGGACGAGCCCTCGGCGCGGCTGGCGTTTGAACGCCGTTCCCAAGACCCGGGGTCTCAACCCATGCGGAGACTCCTGGATCCGGAACGATGACGGCGAGGGCTGAGACGTGAGCGGATCGAACCTGCCGCCGAGCATGTGCGTCGCGTGTGGCGAGTCGACAGGGCTTGCATGGGAGGCACTGTGCCAGCGATGCTGGGACAAGACGCCGCGAGCGATGGTTCGTGCCCATGAGCGTGCGAAGTCGCCGACGGCCAAGCGGGAGGCTGCGATGCGCATCTGCAAGCATCTGGGCATCGACGCACCGGACGAGAACCTAGCGAGGGCATGCTGTGAAGTTCGAAATTGGTAAGACCTACGTATTTCCCGCTTCTGGGCGGAAGGTGACGATCGCTGGGGAGATTGATTCAAAGGTCCATGGAAGGACTTTTGTCGGGGAAGAGGAGCATAGCGGGCGACTGTGCTACATGGGCATGGCTCCCATATGCGTTACAGGCTGGAAAGAAGTCGTTGCGGATGTGCCCAACGTGGATGATCTGCGTATTTTGTTGTGCGATGTGCAGGCATTTATCGCCCGGGTTATTCATGAAGGGCCCAAGGCCATGGCCTTGTGTACTCGAATCGATAAGACAAGCGACGCCTTGGCTGATTGCGTGATCCTGCCCAAGCGTGTGTACGCCAGAGCCATGGGTTTGTTGGGTGACGTGTGTGAGGCTGCTGAGAAAAACCGCCATTCGGGTATAGCGACAATACCGTGGGAACTAAAGAAAGAAATTTTCAGTTTCTTGTTGGACGAGAACAAGGCGGCTGATGCCAACAGGACGCTTATCAACGATAAGGAGTGATTGATGCCAGCTAAGAAGAAGGAAGGCACAGATCGCAGGCTGACAACTGAACAGTCCCGGGAGTTGTTGGTGAAGATCGAGTTGCTAGAAGCTGATATCGAGATGAAGAACGAGTCGTTGGATGTTTTGACTAGCAGCTTGCGGCGGGCTCTTGAAGAGAGGGGCAAATATGAAAGGTTGTGGGATGAGACGTGCCGTAAGCTGGGTGCGGTGATTGTGCTGAACGATAACGCCGTGCTGTCCAAGGGTGTGTACGAGAAGCTGTACACCAGGGCTGGTGAAGGCTAGGTACCGTGAGCTGCTGGACATCCGCAACGAGGAGTACGCATGAAGCACCCGATTCAAAAGATCCACACTGTCGATGGCGTGGTCCGGTTCGTCGAGAATCCCATCGTGCGCAAGCTGCTGGACGACGGCCCGTTCAGCCTGAACGACATCGCTACCTGGAACGTGTCCAGGGAAGATCGTGAGCAGTTTGCTCAGCTCATCGGTTACAGCGTGAAGGGCGCAGGTGAGCTGAACTATGTGTCTGACACAGTGTTCAACTGCGCCGCGAGGACGGACAGTGGTGGTGATCCCAATGAGCACGTTGTGACTGAGCTGACAGCGCATCTGGAGGGCGTGAAGGACGCTCTGCGATACGGGGTTGCGAAGCTGTATGGCATCCATCCTGATGATCTGAATGGAACAGCATGAGTAGAGAGGAAGAGGCGGCGTTGGTCACTGTCTTTATAGGACTTCTATCCCCACTTGCGTTTATGGTTGGGCTTTGGTGCTTAGAATTTATTTCTGATCTTAATTGGACAAATTACGCTGGTTGTTTTTTAGTTCTGCTAGCAATACGTGGATGGTTTGTTGACCCATCCTGATGATCTGAATGGAACAGCATGAGCAACCTAGCTCTTCGTTTCGAAGTGCCGTGTGTGCCCACCGCCCAGTCGGACGTGTTCCATGTCACCGGCCAAGGCCTTGTTGATCGTCTCCCTGGAGACGCCGAGCGCGTGCCGGATCCGATTGTAGGAAACACCTTGTTCCCGCAGCGAGACGATGCTGGTCTCCAGCTGCTCCAAGTTCCTGTTCTGATGGATGCGCAGCATCCGTCGGGCGATGTTGTAGAGCAGCCCGATGTCGCCAGCGCCTCGAACCGTGGGCTGCCCGAAGCTGTCCTTCGGCAACGTGCCCTTGACCTCCTGGATGGCTTGGCTCAAGGGGCACCCGATGTTCGGAGACTGGTTCACCGAAGACGCAACAGGTCCGCCGTGTGGGGCCGCATGCCACGGGGCCTTCATGTGGAAGCGGCTGGGCTTGCGGTGGTCTCGTTGTGGATGGTGCTTGTGGTGGTCGGTTCCGTCGTCAGGGTCTCGTTGCCGTGCCGGGACACGCTTGTCCCGGGGGTCCTTCGCACTGTGGAACCACATCCAGCCCCTCCCCAGGGATTGTTTGAAACAAAGATCTTGCTGACTTCCGCCGCCTGGAGTATACTGATGGGCGTGGCGCAAACGAAGCGTCAGGACACTCCTTCGAAAGGCTTAGAACCATGACCACAACGACATTTTCCTCGAAGTCCCTCTCCGTCATCGCCCCCAAGCTGGCTGCTCGTCTGGAGGGTGGCAAGGAGCGTGCCGCGCAGCTGCTGCACCGCCTCACGGTGAACGAGATCACCGATGAGCTGGGTGTCGTCGGGCCCACGGCCAACGGTGGCCGGTTCGCCGTCGCCTACGACGAGGGCAGCGACCGCGTCGCGGCGAGCACCGGGGGCGGCAGCTGGCGTGGCTTCCACCCGCACGCTGTCTCCCAGATGGGTGAGCGCCTCGGGATCCCGGGCAAGTTCATCAAGGACCAGATGGCCGGCGCACCGTGGCAGAAGGCGGGCATCGCCGATCTGCTGGCGAACCACCTCGGCAACACGCCCAAGCACGACCGGTTCCTCGTGCGCTCGGTGGGCAACGAGGTGCGGGGCATCCTGTCGGACAGCTACCGCCGGCTGTCGTCCCCGATGATCGCCCAGGCCTTCCAGGAGGCCATTGACACCGCGGGCATCGTCCCCTTCGAGACCCAGGTGTCCGATCTCAAGTGGGTGGTCCGGGCCATGCTGCCCACCCCCATCGAGGTTGTTTCCAACAACCACGGCACCGAGTACATCGGGGCCAGCTTGCGGCTGGGCAACAGCGACTTCGGGGCCGGGGCGCTCGACCTCGCGCTGGAGATCACCCGGATGTCCTGCACCAACGGCATGACGACGGAGTCGGTGATGCGGGCCATCCATCTCGGCAGCCGGCTGCCCGCGGACATCCAGTTCGCCGAGGACACCTACGCCGCGGACACCCGGGCGCAGTGCATGGCGCTGCGCGACATGGTCCCGCAGCTCATCACGCCCGAGCGCATCCAGGCTCAGATCGCTCCGATCCAGGAAGCGATGGACACCCAGGTCGACGCGGCCGTCGCGATCAAGGGTCTCATCAAGGCGGCCCGCATCGGCAAGCTCCAGGGTGAGCAGGTCATGGGCATGATCCTGAACCGGGACGGGTCGATCGTCCCCGAGGGTCCCGTGACCCGCTGGACGCTCTCCCAGGCGATCTCCGGGCTCGCGAACGACGCCACGCTGGACGACGCCGAAGACTTGCGTCGCACGGCACAGCGCGTCATGCTCTCTCTCAACTGATTGCAGGTCCCGCTCCTTCGGGAGCGGTATGGTCGGCAGGGCTGGGGTTTGGTCGCCTCAGCCCTGCCGGTGCCCCTCGGTACTCCCATTCCGAGCGAGGCACTCCTTTCGAAGTGGGGATCTGGCCCCTGGGTGGTGCTCGCGTTCCAACCCAGGGGCCGGGTCTTTTGTTTGAAACTTGCTTTGTTTGCAACAATGTGTATAATGAGGGCATCTCTCGAAAGGAGACCGTGACCATGACCACCCCCAGCGACAAGAGCCCGGAGATGGCCGAGCACCTGGAGCGGCTGTACGGCCGCACCACGGCCATCAAGGCCGACACCTGTGCTGCTTGCCAGGGTCCGGTGACGGCCTTCAGCGACGAGCTGAGCCGTACGGAGTACACGATCAGCGGCCTGTGCCAGACGTGCCAGGACATCGCATTCGCAGACACTGAGGAGGAAGACCAATGACCACCAAGATGCCCAGCAGGACGACCAGCCACACGATCAACCCGATCGTCAACATCAACGGGGACAGCATCGTGACGCTGTTCAATCAGCAGCAGGCCATCCGTGAAGCATGGGAGGCGCTGATGCAGGCGCTGCGTGAGGCCCACCCGCACGGGCGCAACTTCCAGTGCAACCCGAAGGGCGACTACGAGGCGGCCGTCGTGGAGATGAACCGCCGCATGCAGCTGCTCTGCGATCTGCGCGTGGCGTTCGATGACGACATCAAGCACCTCTTCGACCAGGAGCGCAAGTGATGGCACGCGACTACTGGGGGCGCTTAGTCGTCCTCGTGGAGGTCTTCGCGTACTGCACGGTGTGCGGGCGTGAGTGGTACGGCGAGCGCCGGAACATTCCACGGATCTGTGTCTGTGGAGGCACCATCGAGATCGAGAGGGGGTACTGATGGCACGCCGCAAGAAGCAGGGACTCGAAGGCGTGTCACGGCCGGTACGGGTGACGTGCCGAGCGAAGCGGAACAAGGCGTACGTTGCGAACCTGTCCGGGGCTGGTACCGAAGGCATCTGTATCTGTTGCGGGGCGGAGTTCCCAGTCAAGGGCAGCATCAAGCATCCCGTCGAGAGGGAGTGAGCTGGTGGTCAACGATGAGCTGGCCCTCAGGGAACGGTTCCGGCTGTTCTTGTCGCAGCGCAGCGGTGTCCAGGTCGTGCCCGGCGGGCGGTGTGATCTGGTGACGGTCGTCGACGGTGACGACGAGTTGGTCGTCGGCTGCTGGGTGCGCTGCGACGTGTACCAACCGATGTCCGAGCTACCGAAGCCGCGGCGTGCGCGACGCAAGGTCAAGGCCCGCAAGCGCAGGAAGGTGGGGAGTAGGAAACTCGCATGAGCAAGGTCAAGAACGATCCGACGAAGGTGGCCTCGTGCGGCGGCTGCACGGCGTGTTGCAAAGTCATGGGGGCCAAGGTTGAGGAGGGCGAGCGCCGGCTGTCTGACAGCATGGAGGACGGCAGCAAGCCGCCGGGGGAGTGGTGTGTGCATTGCGCCTTGGGAGGTGCGGGCTGCACGATCTACACCGAGCCCGACAAGCCGGAGGTGTGCGACACGTTCGAGTGCTGGTGGCTCCAGTCCCAGCGGACGGACTCCCCGATGGCTGAGAACCTGCGCCCGGACAAGAGCCGGGGCATCTTCGTGTCCCAGGACGACATCGTCACGCTCAACGTCGACAAGGCCTACTGGGGCAACTGGCGTAAGGGCATCCTGTCTCAGGTGATCCTGACGCTGGGCCGGGCTGGCCTGCCGGTCTTCGTGGTGTGTGGCCAGGATCGCTACGCCGTATCACCGGCCGCGGCTCAAATGGTCGTCAAGGCGAACGGGGGTTCGAAGCCCGGTTGACCGTTGTTTCAAACTTTGATACAATGCAGCCGTCGGGTAGGAGCCCGGCACCCACAACGCGAGAGGAACCATGACCACCACCAGCAGGTTGGAAGTCGATCACAAGGGCTGGGCCAAGCAGTACGCCGAGACGCCGAAGAGTAAGCTCATCGAGGAGCTGGTGCAGAACGGTATCGACGAGCCGGGCGTCACCCGCATCGACGTGACCATGAAGCACGAGGGGCCCGGCGTCCACCGTATCATCGTTCGCGATGATGCCCCGGATGGGTACCACGACATCCGCCACGCCTGGACGCTCTTCGCCCCGAGCAAGAAGGCGCAGAACCCTGAGCTGCGGGGCATCTTCAACATGGGCTGCAAGATGGTCGTCGCCCTGGCCATCGAGGCCCGCATCACCAGCACGAAGAGCGCCGTCGAGTTCAGCAAGGAGGGCGGCCGGAAGCTGCTCAAGCACCGCACGAAGGAGGGCACCGCGTTCAACGGGACGTTCCGCATGTCGATCGGGGAGGCCATCGAGGCGGTCGCAGCGGCGCGTCGGATGATCGTGCCGTCAGGCATCGCCGTGTGGGTCAACGACGAGCGCATCCAGGACAGGGAGCTGCTCAAGGACATCGAGCTGACGCTGCCCACGCGCTACGCCGACGAGGAGGGCAACTTCCGCAACACGCAGCGGAAGACCGTGGTCAACGTCTACAAGCCGTTGCGGCATGAGGTGCCCACGCTCTACGAGATGGGCATCCCGGTGGTCGAGCTGACCGGCAGCTTCCCCTGGCACGTCGACGTTCAGCAGCGCGTGCCGCTCAACATGGACCGGGACAACGTGACCCCGGCGTACCTGACGAAGCTCAGGGTCGCCGTGCTCAACACCATGTACGACGTGCTGGACAACGAGCAGGCCACGGACACCTGGGTCACGGACGCGACCAGCAGCCCGGAGGCGGCTCCTGAGGCCGTCTCAGGGGTGATCACGAAGCGGTTCGGCGAGAAGCGGGTGGTCTACGATCCCAGCGATCCCGAGGGCAGCAAGCTGGCCATGTCCAAGGGCTACACCGTGGTCCACGGCGCGAGCCTCACCAGGGGCCAGTGGGACAACGTGCGCCGGGACAGCGTCATGCTCCCGGCAGGCAAGGTGACCCCGAGCCCGAGTGTGCTGTCCAGCGCGGACGGCATCCCGCCGGTGGAGCGGGAGGACTGGGCTCCGGTGTGGGTGGATGTCACGAGCTTCACCGAGTGGTTGTGGTCGAAGATCGGCAAGCCCGGGAGCACGTCGCGCCGTCCCAGCATCAAGTGGTTCAAGCACGGCAAGCTGTGGTGGGCCGCGTGTTGGGGCGTGGGTGTCAACCTGAACTTCAATGCCGCCAAGATGCCCGACATCCTGGCGTCCTGGCAGGAGGGTGACAAGCGCCCGCTCATCAAGCTGCTCGTCCACGAGTTCGCCCACGAGGTCAGCGGGGACCATCTCAGCGAGCGGTACCATGACGAGCTGTGTCGCATGGCCAGCGAGCTGGCCTACTTGGACGTGGAGGGCTTGCCCCGATGAGTAACAAACCACCGTTGGTGAAGTGTACGAAGGCCGAGGTCGTTGTCGTGTTTCTTGTTCCGGTGCTGATGATCATCGTGCTGCTGCTGGCAGCATTCTTTGGAGGAGGTTCATGAGGACGTACGCTTACCCGGTGGGGATGCTCTCCCCTGTCGAGGCCGCCTTTCTATCCGTGGTGCGCTCGGAGCCGATGGGCACGCTCGATGCACAGTCCCAGTTGAAGAGCGTGTTCGGGCTCAACGTCAAGCACCAGTCGCTGTACGTCACGGCGCAGCGGATGCGGGATCAGGGGTACATCCGAACGGCTCGTGCGCAGCCGGACTTCACGAAGCCCCACACCATCACGCGCAAGGGCCTCCAGGTTCTGGTACGGGCATGCGTGTTCTGGCAGACGGTGGCTGATGTCTGAGCGTTCCTTCGACGACGTGATGGCTGCACTGCCCGGTATGTCACCGGAGCAGCGTCGTTGCGTGGTCGTTGCGTGTAACGTGCTGGGCATGGAGGTCGGCGGCGGTGTCGACGCTCCTGAAGACCTGCTCTGGAGGGGGTATACCCGGTACGCCGAGGAGTGTAGGGTGCTGCTCCCCTCGGTGGGCTACGCTCGCAAGATGCGGGATTGGGCGAAGCTGAAGCGGGCATGCCAGGACCTCGACCCGTGGGTGCGCAAGCACTTCGAGATCGAGGACGAAACGGAACGAGCCGCGGCCTACCGTTTGGTAGCTCGCTGCGTCATGCGGATGGTCGATGACATGGAACTGAGCTGGCTCCCTCGCATCCTCATGCAACAGGCCGCGAACGCGACGCAGGCCGTCGAGCGTCAGTTCCCGGGGTATGCCCAGGGTGGGTTGTTGCGGACCGTCCTGTAGTGAAGCTCCAAGCCGCCGTGCAAGAGGCCCTCGTAGCCCTGTTGTGCTACGACCAGGAGGCTGGGGCCCAGGTCATCACGATGGTGGAGGGCCGGGACTTCGATCCGGTCTACCGGGAGATCGCCGAGATGGCGATCGAGTACCGGCAGCGGCATGGGAGCCCACCCGGGGAGCACACGCTCGACCTGTTCGACGCGCTCAAGGAGCGCAACCCCTCCCGGGAGGCGGCCTTCGATCAGGTCTTCTCCTCGGTCGAGCACACGGCGACCGAGATCAACCCGGCCTTCATCGTGGAGCGGGCCGCGGCCTTCGTCCGCTACCAGCGGTTCATGAACGCCATCCAGCGGGCGCTCCGGGACCTGTCCCGGGGGGACGAGGAGGGCCTTGACGCCGCAGAGGCTGTGATCGCGTCTGCGCTCAAGCAGACAGCCCCCACCTTCCGGGCCGGGACCTACTTCGCCGAGGATCTGGCGGGCTCCACGCGCTTCCTGGAGGAACCTGAGGCCAGCTTCCCAACGGGGATCCCGGAGTTCGACCGCCGGGGCCTCGGCCCGGTCCGCGGCCGGCTGCATCTTCTGATGGCGGCATCGTCGAAGGGAAAGAGCTGGTGGTTGATCCATCTTGCGGCCGAGGCCTGGAAGCACGGGCTCTCGGTGCTCTACGTCACCTTCGAGCTGAGCGAGGTCGAGGTCAGCCAGCGGTTGACCCAGAGATCGTTGTCCATGACCAAGCGACCCTTGGAGGATCTGTCCTGGGAGGAGTTCATCGAAAGCCAGGACCCCGCGGACGCCGGGCTGCGCACGCGGCCCAGGAAGATGGGCAAGCGCCCGTCCTTCGCCGATCGTGGAGCCGCCGTGCATGTTAGAAAGTCCCTGCGTGGGTTGGCCTCCCAGGCTCGGATCCTGATCCGGGACTTTCCGCAGGGCACGATGTCCGTGCAGCAGCTCGATGACTTTCTCACTGTGCTCTCCGAGCGTGACAAGTTCATGCCGCAGCTGCTGCTCGTGGACTACGCCGACATCATGAAGCGTGCCTCGGGGATGGACCGGTGGGAGGCGCTCATCGAGATCTTCGAGGGGCTGCGCTCGGTCGCGCAGCGCCGGCACATCGCCGTGGCCACCGTGGGGCAGGTCAAGCACTCCGCGATCAAGGCCAAGCGAGTCGATGTCGAGCACACGTCCGGGGCGTGGGACAAAGTCGCGACGGCCGACACGGTCATCACGTACAGCCAGACGGATGAGGAAGAACGCCGCGGGATGGCACGGCTGCTCGTGGCCAAAGCCCGCACGGAAGAGGGGCGCTTCTCCGTGTTGATCTCCCAGTCGTACGCGACGGGGCAGTTCGTCATGGACAGCACGCGCATCGGTTCCAACTATGGAGAGACCTGATGGACGAAGACGTGGTGACGGAGGTCGTCAGCTTCAGGTGGCGTGGGGTGATCATCAGCGTGATCCTGGGGGCGGTGTTGTGGTGGATGATCCTGGAGGCATGGTGACGTCGTGGTGATCGCGAAGGCTGCGCTCAAGGAGTACCTGGAAGCGCCGATGCGCGACACGTCGGTGAAGGTCAAGGTACTGCCCGACGAGAAGCTCGACGCGATCATCGCCAAGCAGGGGCTCCAGTTCTTGACGCCCCCGCGTCGAGCGCAGAAGGTGTGCATGGTGCTGGGCTGGAAGTTCTCGCGGTTCTTGTTCTTGTTAGGCATGGGAGGTGGGAAAACCAAAATCTGCCTGGACTTGTTCAGGAACAAGCGCCGCGAGGGTGAATCGGCTCGCATGCTCGTGCTCGTGCCCAACATCGTCAACTTGGATGCTTGGGCCGAGGAGGTCAGGCTGCATGCCCACGACACGCTGTGCGGTGTCGTGGACCAGTCCGGGGCTGCGAGTCGTTGGGCGATGCTGGAGTCGAAGGCCGAGATCGTCGTCATGACGTACGCAGGTCTGGTCAGCTTGTTGTCGAAGAGCAAGAAGCCCGACCCCGAAGCGATCAAGCGTTTGGGTGTGGCTTTCGAGATGCTCGTGCTCGACGAATGTACGTCGGTGAAGAATCCCAACACGTCGACGTTCAAGATCATCCGCAAGCTGCGCAAGTACATCGCTTCGATCTACGGGCTGACGGGCACACCGTTCGACAAGAACCCGATCGATCTGTGGAGCCAGTTCTTCGCGATCGACGGTGGGGAGACGCTGGGCGAGACGCTGGGCATCTACCGTGAAGCGTTCTTCCGCCAGGAGCGCCAGTACTTCGGTGGCGTGGACTACGTCTTCCGCAAGCGCAAGTGGCGCGAGCTGTCCCAGCGGTTGACCAACCGGTCCATCCGGTACAGCGAGGCCGAGTGCCAGGACCTGCCCCCGGCTGTTGGCGGGCTCGACGGCAACTTGATGCTCGTCCCGGTGCGGCTCTCCAAGGACGTGCTGCCGTACTACACACGAATCGACACCGAGCTGACGGAGTCCAAGGGCGACTACCAGCTCGTGAACAATGCCTACATACGAATGCGGATGTTGTGCTCGGGCTGGCTGGGCGCGAAGACAGAAGATGGTGAACGGGTGGAGATCGTGTTCCCGACGAACCCGACCTTCGATGCCGTGGAGGACCTGCTGGGCAGGATCCCCGAGGAGGAGAAAGTGATCGTCGTGACGTGGTTCAACACGACGGGCCGGTTGCTCATGGAGCGTCTGGGCAAGGGGGCCGTGTTGATCAATGGAACCACGTCGCCGAAGTCGAAGCGAGAAGCCATGGAAGCGTTCCGGGGTGACGGCGGCCCGCGTGTCCTGGTGGGATCGACGGCGATCAGCAAGGGGGTCAACTTGCAGGCGGCATCGAGGCATATGATCTTCGTGGAGTCTCCAGACTCTGTCATCGAGCGCAGCCAGCTCGAAGCACGTATCCGCCGCGAAGGTGGAGGCGGCAAGACGGTGTACTACTACGACATCGTGCCGCGGCTGAACGGGTTGCCGACGGTCATCGAGAAGATCTTGGAGTCACTGACGACCGGCAGGAAGTTGCACGACGTGCTGATCAACAGGAAGAAGCGGACGGACTACGACGGCTTCGACGCGATACCATTGTTCGGAAAGGACTGAGTCATGGGCAAGCAGAGCACGTTGTTCGACTACGTCAAGGTCGTGGCTCGTAAGCGCGGTCAGGATGAGGCACGGCGGTTGGCCAGGAAGACGGATCCCAAGACAAGCAAGGCCGCAGCCAACGCGATCGTGGAGGACTTGGGCCGCCTGCAGCAGTGGGCGTTGGCGGTTGTGCGGGACCATCCGTCGAGCACTGTCAACGAGATGGCGCACAAGCTCAGCCTTCGAGATCCTCGCAAGCTGGGGCGACGGATGAACGAGCTGGTTGCTCGTGGGTGCATCGTGGAGATGGGTTCCAGGAAGTGCCGCATCACGGGCCGGCAGGCTACGATTTACGATGTTGCAAACAAGGCGAATGTTTAGTACAATGCATGGGTGAACGGGGCGTCCCCGTTAGTATGCAACCCGAGGAGTTTCAAATGGCAGCAACGACGGAACGCAAGCGCCGCACAGTCGGCAGCAACGGAACCAACCGTGTGCCCGAGGACACGACGTCCAACGTGGTCATCCAGGCCCCGCGGATGCGGGTGGCCGCTTTCAAGATCCGGGGCACGTCCCCGTTGGTCATGCACAACTTCAGCCAAAAGTCCCGGAAGGAGATGATGGACAAGATGGCCGCCGGCTCGCAGGCCAAGAGCAAGAAGGTGCGCACGCCCCGTGACTACGATGACGACTTTGAGAAGGCCAAGCACGTCAGCACGGCGGGCTGGTACGGCATCCCGGCCAAGGCCTTCAGCTGCGCGATGATCAGCTCGTGCAAGATCGCCAGCTTCGTCATGACCCGGGCGAAGATCAGCGTCTTCATCGAGGCTGACGGGTACGACGTCTCGGACGGGACACCCCTCGTGCGGATGGAGTCTCCGAACGAGCCCGAGCGCGTTGAGCACTATGTCCGCCCGGAGAAGGGGGGTACCGACATCCGCGTGCGCCCCATGTGGCGGGAGTGGAGTGTATCCCTGCGTGTGCGGTGGGACGAGGACATCCTCTCGGCCGCGGACATCACGAACCTGCTGATGCGGGCCGGGATGCAGGTCGGCATCTTGGAAGGTCGCGCCGATAGTCGAAAGTCCAACGGCATGGGCTGGGGCTTCTTCGAGCTGGTGCAGGACTGATACAACACAGTGGGTGCGGGGGAAGACAGCTCGTCGTCCTCGTTGGCCGGCGGTCTGGGGGCCCTTCCCCTGCACCCAGTTTGTAACAAGGCAGGTATGGTGCGGTTCGGTTCGGTATGGTGCGGTGCGGTCGGGTGTGGTATGGCAGGTTGGATATGGTGAGGTTTGGTCCGGTCGGGTTGGGTAGGGCAAGGCAGGTTCGGTTTGGTGCGGTAGGGCAGGGTTGGGTAGGGCAAGGCAGGTGTGGCGAGGTCCGGTCCGGTCCGGTGGGGCCCGGTAGGGCAAGGCAGGTAAAAACAAGGGGGTAGCAGCATGAGGTGGAACTCGATCACGCACGACATCCGTGCCGAGTTGGATGCTATCAACAAAGCAAACGACGGGCTGACGGAAGAGCTGGTCGTGCAGGCCAGCAAGAAGAAGAGCAGTGCGCTCCACCCGTTGTTTCTGTGGGACAACCCAGAAGAGGCGGCGCACATTGGTCGGCTGGAGATTGCTCGCAAGCTGATCATGCGGGTGCGCATCATCGCCTACGAAGTCCCGGACACGAAGATCGTCGTGGACGTCCGCAAGTACCACGGAACAGGCAATGGGTACAACGACATCGACACGGTGATGTCCAGCGAAGCGTTGCGGGCACTGGTCGTGCAGAACGCGATCCGGGATCTGGAGAATCTCGAACACAAGTACGCGCACATCCGGCAGATCGCCGCGGTGTTCGCTGGTGGCGTGCGAGCTTTGAAAGAAGAGATCAAGCGGCTGGAAGAAGCTGCTGTTTGATAGACTCGACGTGATCGTGGACGAGGAGAACTGATGACTGGCTGGGTTGTGGTGAACATTCCGTTCGGTACGGTTTACGAGCCTACTCCCAACGACGGTAAGAGGCACTTGCTCGTCGAGGCTGACAGTCTTACTAAGCGGGGGTTGGCCAAGCCTGGGGTAGTCATCGAAGTAGATGGTTCCGAGTACCTGATCGGCGACATCAACACATTAGGAGGTGTGTGTGATGATTGTGCGGATGTTCGGAGTCATGAGATCGTGACAAGGTACAAGGTGGTGTACCCGTGATGTGTCAAGGCAGGTTTGGCAAGGTTTGGTCTGGTCGGGTCTGGTCGGGTTTGGTCCGGCAAGGCAGGTGCGGTGAGGTCCGGTCCGGTCCGGTCCGGCAGGGTCTGGCAGGTGAGGCAAGGTGAGGTTGGGTGAGGTTTGGTTTGGTGAGGTAGGGCAAGGCAGGTCTGGTTTGGTGCGGCATGGTTCGATGTGGTGCGGTAGGGCAAGGCAGGTGCGGCAGGGTTAGGTCTGGTCGGGTTGGGTAGGGCAAGGCAGGTGTGGTTCGGTGCGGTCGGGTAGGGTCGGGTAGGGCAAGGCAGGTAAGGGGGACAAAGTGTGAAACGTGGCGTTGATGCAGAGCTGAAGAAGTCGTGGAAGGGCTGGACGACAACGCTGCCGACGAAGCCATCGCAGCGATGGTTCAAGCTGACGCTCAGCTGTCCCATGGAGCCGTGCGAGGTCTTCGAGGTCCCCGGTGAGGGGCTCTTCGTGGAGACCATGTCGTCCCGGGTGAGCAAGCCGGTTTCTAAGATGACCGGCTCGATCTGGGGCCCGAAGCTCGTTCGGCCGAAGGAACCCTGATGGTGTACGGCGTGGTGCTGGAGCAGCAGGGCAAGGAGTTAGAAACGGTGGTCAAGTCGTTGACGTTGCCAGATGCCAAGCGGAAGTTGATCGCAGAGTTCCGCAAGCAGCGGCCCGGCAGCAAATACTGGATCGTCAAGCTGGCAGAGCCCAAGTAGAAACTGTACCGTTTGGTACAACCCGAGGAGTTATAAAGATGCACAAGATCGAGAAGGAACTGATGGCCTTCACGGGGCTCGTCAAGGGCCGCCGTGACAGTGACCCCGAGTGGGTTTCCAGGCTGGTCGCCTCGACCCTGGACCGGGAGGAGTCCGACCTGCTGGACGTCTCGGACGCGGCGTACACATGGTGCGAGAACAACGCCGACCTGATCGACGCGGGCAACCCGCCCGTGGGTTTCAGTGGGGAGGCCCTGGAACAGTCCCAGGCTGATCCCGACGAGTCGCCGCGGCGTCGACGCAAGCCGGCCGCCAAGAAGGAGGAGCCCGAGGAGGATGACGGCCTGATCGTCGTTGACGACGACGACGACGAGGACGAGGACGAGGACGAGGACGAGGACGAGGACGAGGACGAGCCCGTGAAGGCCAAGCCTTCGAAGACGCTTCCCGTGATTGACGACGACGACGAGGACGAGGACGAGCCCGAAGAGAAGCCGAAGGCCAAGCCTTCGAAGCGGGTTCCAGTGCTTGTCGATGATGACGAGGACGAGGACGACGAGCCCGAAGACGACGAGGAGGATGAGCCCGAGCCCGAAGAGAAGCCGAAGGCCAAGCGTGGCCGGCCGCCGAAGGCCAAGGCTCCGGCGACTCCGGCCGTGAAGACCGAGCCCCCGGCGAAGGTCAAGAAGAAGGTCGCCAAGAAGCGCGGGCCCACCAAGCACTCCCGTGTGCCCTCGCCGGCCACGGGTGACTACGTCGCGACCCATCGGGCGTTCGTGGACCTCATCCTCCTGAACGTCGATCTGCTCGACAACCGGGCAGCTCTGCTGGACCTCGGCGAGAAGGAGCTGGGCATGCCGCGTGGCAGCATGTCGGTCGTCTTCCACCACGTCCGCATGGTGCTCCAGGCCTTGGAGGAGGTCCACGGGATCATGGTGGCCGATGCCGTGGCGGAAGCGGTCGAAGCTGCCGCAAGCTGATGGACCGCCAGGAGTTGGCCGACGTGCTGCGGCACGGGTACGAGGCCGTCACCCTGCACCCGTTGTCTCCGGCATTCGGGGCCGTCTTCTTCGACGGCAGGGTGGCGACCTCGTACGATGGTGAGCTGGCCGTCATCTCCCCGTGCTCGTTGCCGGTGGCGGGTGGTGTTGACGGACGGATGCTCAAGAACTGGGTGCTCTCGTGCTCAGGGTCCGATGTCAAGGTCGACGAGTCGTCCACGGAGGTTGTCTTCAAGTGCGGGCGCTCGACGCTGCGGCTTCCCAAGTTGGATCCCACACAGCTCGTGTTCGAGCTGCCAGCTGGATCGGGCGTGGCGCTGACGGATGTCGAGGAGCTTCTGGGGATGATGGCGAAGGCCCTGCCGTTCGTCGGGGCCGACGACGCTCACCTGTGGCGTGTCGGGATGACCATGGACGTCGATGACGTGGCGACGCTCTACGCGACGGACAATGTCTCGATGATCTCCTGCTCGGCCGTCGTGGACTCGGAGGGGCCGACGCAGACCGTGCTGCCTGCTCGGTTCGTCAAGGCGCTCCTGGCCCAGGTCAAGCGTTCCTCGTTGGCTGCCATCGAGATCGGTGACGGCTGGGTGCTTGGTGTCTTTGATGATGGCCGGCTGCTCTTCGCGCAGACGGGCGTCGAGTTCGGGGCCGACCAGTACCTGGAGGTCCTCGGGTCCTGCACGCACGGGGTCGCGTGCTGGAGGCCGGTGACCGAGGAGCTGGGTGAGGCTCTGAACCGGGTTGCCGTGACGCTCAAGATCCTGGGCAGTGATGAGTGCCAGTTGTCGGTGACCGAGGACGGGCTCACGATCACGACCGACCCGGAGAACATGGCTGTCGCCAGGGAAGAGGTCCCGTTCGTCCTGGACGAGGACGTGGAGATGTGGGTGTACGTGCAGGAACTGCTGCGCGTGCTGGAGGACGGGGAACTCATCACGATCCAGCCTCAGTTCGTGGTTGTCACGGGCGAAGGCTTCACGGCTGTGGTTTCCGCGGCTGTGGCAGACGAGGACGACTGAGCCTGATGGCTAGACGAGCCGGACTCTTCACGCGGCAGTCGGCCAAGGAGGTCCGCAAGGAGAAACACAGGCCAGCCCGGCCAACGGCAGAGACGCTCCAGGCCCTCGGTCCCGAGGGTGCGCGGCAGATGAACCCGGATGCCGTGACACCGATGATGGAGCCCCAGGGTGCCGAGGATCCGTTGGTCTACATCTTGGGCCCGTACCCACGGGCTGTTGATGACTCCAGCGGTCAGCACTACGCCGGGGCTCCTGGCGAGTACTTGTTTGATGCTCTTCCGAACTGGGCCCCCGACGTGACCCGGTACGGGTACTGCGTGCGGACGTTGCCCAAGCGGAAGAAGGGGAGCTACGTCGTCAAGCCTCAGTACATCGAGTGCTTCCGTGCAGCTGTGCGGGCTGACATCGCGAAGAGCAAGCCGAAGGTCGTCCTCGGACTGGGTGAGCTGCCGCTGTCGTGGATGCTGGGGCTGAAGAACGTCGCGGGTCTGCGCGGCAAGCGTTACCCGGTGGACATCGAGGGCCACCAGTGCTGGTTCCTCCCGACGATGGCCCCCGAGTGGCTCGTCGCTGCCAAGATGCAGGAGGACCAGCGGATCCACAAGGTGCCCCTTCAGGAGTGGGAGCGGTTCTGGAAGATGGACCTGCGCAACGCCTACGAGCTGGCGGATCGAGGTGAGCCTCCGGTCCTGCTCTCGGAGCAGGACATCTGGAAGGGCGTGACGACGTGCTCGACGTTGGGCGAGGTGCTCACGGCCATCGCCGTGATGTGCCGGTCGAAGGTCGTCGGGTTCGACACGGAGACACACAGGTTCCGTCCGTACCACAAGGACTCGAAGCTGCTCACGTTGGCGCTGTCGAACGGGGACCACACGTACGCCTTCTCGATCGATCACTCAGGGCATGTGTGGACCAAGGAGGAGCGCAGGCAGATCGTGGACGCCCTGCGAGGCCTGTTCACTTCGAAGGTGACGTGCGTGGCCCACAACCTGTCCCACGACCTGGAGTGGCTGGCGTGGTTGTGTGGCAATGGCGTGCTCACGGGCACGTACGGGTGCTCCCAGGCCGCGGCGTTCGTGCTGAACCCTGGTCCGCCTGGGATGGGTGCGGCAGGACACGCGCTCGATGACCTCTGCCAGGAGGCGTTCGGGCTGCCGCTCAAGTCGATGACCCCCGGGGCCAAGTTCGTCGCCCGCTTGCAAGAGCTGCCTGTTCAGCAGGTGCTGGAGTACAACGCGCTGGATGCCAAGTGGTGCAGGGCGTTGTGGCACCACCTCATGCACGAGGTCAAGGAGCAGCGGCTCACGAGGTCGTACAAGATCCAGGTTGAGCGTGTGCCGACGTTGGTCAACGCCCAGATCGTCGGCGTCCCCATTGATCAAGACGCCCGGCAGGTCATGGACGTGGAGCTGACCAAGCAGATCGCGCTCGTCGAGGCCGAGATCATGGAGGACTCGGTCGTCGTCAAGTGGAAGAAGAAGCACCCGGACTTCTCGCCGACGTCTCCCAAGATGTACGGGGAGTTCCTGGACAAGTGCTTGAACGTCCCCAACGTCCGGTCGTTCAAGGGGGTCTCCACGTCGGCGCTCATCCTGGATCCCATCCGGCGTGACTACCCGACGATCGACGCCGTGCTCCGGCTGCGGGGCCTGGAGAAGTTGCTGGGTACGTACGTGCGGCGCTTCGACCCGTCCTTCCCGGACAGCTACGTCTTCCCGGACGGGAAGATCCATTGCAAGTTCACGACGATGCGGGCTCGCACAGCACGCCTCGCGAGTGAATCACCGAACAATCAGAACTGGCCAGCGCGGCGCAACAAGGAAGTGCGCAAGCAGCTGGCGGCCCCCGATGGGTGTGTCTGGGTTGCGGCCGACCAGGGTCAGATCGAGGCCAGGGTGTTGGCGATGGAGAGCTGCGACCCGACGTGGGTCGGCATGATCGAGAAGAACTACGACGTCCACCAGGAGTGGGCACAGAAGATCGCCGGCATCAGCGAGCCGTTTGCCAAGCTGCTCGACGAGGAGCCGAAGAAGGCCCGGCACAAGAGCAAGAACGGCTGGGTCTTCCCGGCGTTCTACGGCAGCTCGCTCGGATCCATCATCCGCAACTTGGAGTTGGACGAAGTCGCTGCATCCGCGGACGACTTGTTCCACGAGTTCTGGGACACGTTCAAAGGCGTGAAGCGGTGGCAACGAAGACAGGCACAGAAGTACGAGCGCATGGGCTACGTCACGAGCTTGACGGGCCGGCGACGTTGGGGACCACTGTCGTACAACATGTGCATCAACTCCCCGATCCAATGCACGGCGAGCGACATTTGCGTGGACGCGATGGTGCGCTTGTTCAACCGCAGTCTGGAAGAGAACAAGCCGTGGTTGGCGGCCGTGCTCCAGATCCACGATGACCTGTCTTTCCTCGTGCCTGAGGATGCTTTGTCTGATACAATAGCGGCCGTCGTCGAGGAGCAGCTGGGCTTCGACGCACCGTGGGTGAACGTACCGTTGTCCGTCGAGGTCAAGACGGGAAAGAACCTCGCCGAGATGCAAGTCGTCGGTGAGTGGACCAGTTACGACTTGGAGGATTGAGAACATGGAACTGATGAAGCGTGCAGAAAATGCGATCAACGCCGTGTTCGGCGACACGAGTGTTGACCGGGCAACGACCCTGGAGCGCATGGAGGAGCTGCTGGACTTGATCCAAACGAACATCGCTGCTTTGGATGACGAGGGTTGAAGTCCATCTGGAAGTTTTCGTTGTCGTACGGTCCGCGGTCTGTCGTCGAGATTCCCTCGGACGCAGAAGTGCTGAGCGTGCAGGAGCAGGCCGGCATCATTCAGCTGTGGGCCTTGGTGGACCCGGAGCGTCCGACGGTGGAGCGTGTGTTCAGCGTCCTGGGCACGGGTTGGTCCTTGGACGACGAGCCTGGGAAGTACACGGGAACGGTCGTGGTGGGCATGTTTGTCTGGCACATCTTCGAGGTCACGGGGTAGGCAAACGAGTTGGGCCCTTTCGACAAAAATCCCGCCGTTACGTTTTTTCCCATTTTGGCGATTTGAAACAATGGCTGTGCTGCACACGAGCTACCGCCCGAAGACCTGGGACGACGTTGTCGGCCATGACCGGGCTGTCGACATGGTGAAGTCGGCACTTGCTAACGACACGGCGCGGGCCTTCCTCTTCGTCAGCCCACCGGGCCTTGGCAAGACGACGTTCGCCCGGCTCATCGCCAGAACGGTCGGGGCCGACCCCGAGACGGGCCGCGGTTGCACCGAGTACGACGGGGCCGTGAACACGGGTGTCGACGAGATGCGCCTGATCTTGGCCAGGGCCAACCACCGGCCGCTGGGTGGTGGTAACCACGTCATCATCATCGACGAGTGCCACATGCTCAGCAAGGCAGCCTGGAACAGCGCCCTTAAGGCCGTCGAGGAGCCGCCGGTTGGCGTGTACTGGGTGTTCTGCACCACCGAGGGCATGAAGGTCCCGCCGGCCATCCGTTCCCGGTGCCCGCCCTACTACCTGGAGCCGATCCACGAGGAGGATCTCGCGGCTCTCGTAGACAGGGTGGCAGAGGCCGAGCAGTACGCGCTCAGTGAAGAGGCCTTGGATGCCATCGTCTCCTTCGCTCAGGGCAGCCCCAGGGCCGCCCTGGTGGGCCTGGGCAAGGTCATGGGCATGGAGAGTCAGGATGACGTCGCCAGGGCCCTGGGAAGCTCTGAGGGCATCGAGGACGATCCCCAGGTCATCGACTTCGTCCGGGCACTCGGCACCAAACCCTCGATCAAGGCTTTGGTCAAGAAGCTCCATGCGCTTCAAGGCAAAACGACGGCCGAGGGCATCCGAGTCGTTGTTTGCAACTACTACTTCAAGGTCGCCGCGAGCAACCCGGGGGTGGCACTGCCGCTGCTGGCTGCGTTCGGCACGATGTACCCACCGGGACTGGGCAACGCACTCTACCCGGTGCTTGTTTCTCTTGACGCCGTGGAGTTCCGCGATGGCTAGTGACAGAGTGTGGGTGAGCGTCGAGCGGACGGTCAACCTGGGCAACTACCAGAACATCAAGCTGTCCGCAGGCCTGTCGATGGACGTTGGCGACACGCAGGATGACTTGGAACTGGTCGACAGCCTGCTGGACAAGTACGAGGCTCTCATCGGCAAGCATGCCGACGAGTACGAGGAGGAATAGATGAAGCCCGAGGATGTGCGCAAGGAACTCGCGATCGACAAGCACCAGCTCGACATCGAGCTGGAGTCGCAGCCTGATCTTGTCTACCGTGTCGGCATGGAGCTGGCGCGGGCGATCAGTGCGCGGGACGGACAGAAGGAGGAGATCCGCAGGACCGAGGCGGACGCTGCCGTGGAGGCGCGAGACAAGATCGCCAAGCCGACGGAGAAGGCCGTCCAGGCCGAGGTCGAGAAGCACGAAGGCGTCGTGGAATCCAGGGCGACGCACTTGGAGCTGGCCAACGCCGTGCGGCGCTGGGAGGTGTGCCTCGATGCCGTGAAGGCCAAGGGCTACGCCATCCACAAGATCTGCGACATCATGCTCAGTGAAGGACGGGCCGTCGTCGGCCAGTCGGAGCGTGTGCGCAAGCAGGAGGAAGCGGATGATGTTGTGCAGGAAGCTCGGCGACGTCGTCGCCGGGTCGGATGACCTTAGAAAGCGAGAAAGCGAGAAAGCGAGAAAGCATGACTCCAACACGACCGAAGAAGAAGGCCAGCCGGGGCTACGCCGGCTACAGGGACAACGATCCCAACGAGACCCGCCGCGGGGCCCAGAAGCGCGGTGGCGGGTTCGACAACCCGCTGGAAGGCGACGTCCGCGTGTGGACGCCCAGTGAGGGCAAGCACACGATCCGCATCCTGCCCAGGACGTGGGAGGGTGACCCGAAGCACTGGGCCTACGAGGCGTTCTTCCACTACTCGATCGGGCCCGACAACGCCTCCTACTTCTGCCTCGACCGCATGAAGAACGAGGCGTGTCCCATCTGCGAGGAGCGGGCGAAGCTCGCGGCCGATGGTGACGAGGACGGAGCGCAACAGATCCGGCCAGTCCTGACGAAGCTCTGCTACATCATCGACCGCCGGGCGGAGGACGAGGGGCCGATGATCTGGAAGATGCCGGCGGCGTCTGTGCATTCGGAGATCTGCGATCGTTCTGAAGACAGCTCGACTGGTGAGCTGCTGAAGATCGACCACCCGGACGATGGGTACGACATCACGTTCAAGCGGGAGGGCACCATGCTCACGACCCGATACAAGAGCGTGGACATCGCCCGGAACCCGTCGGCACTGTCGGACAACGACGACGACTACAACGACTGGCTCGACAAGATCGAAGCCCAGCCGATCCCGTCGTTGTTCAAGTTCTACGACTACGACTACATCCTGCGTGTGTTCGGTGGCAAGGCGGCGTCCAGCAAGGCCAGGGGTCGGGACGACGACGACGACGACGAGGACGACGAGGAGGACACGCCACCCCCGCGGACTCGCCGGTCGCGATCCCGTCCGGCCGCTGAGGATGAGCGGAAGATCGAGGACCTCGACGAGGACGACGAGGACGACGAGGACGAAGACGAGGCCCCCGCTGATCTGCGCACGAGCGTGGACAAGGGTCTTCGTCGTCGACGTCGGAGCTGATGACGATGGCCACGGGAAAGAAGAAGACGCCGCGAAAGCGGCGTGCGGTGAAGTCTGCCTCTCCGCCTGACCCGTACCAGATGGTGGAGCCCCGTACGGAGGTCTTCTCCTCGGGGTGCTGCCTGCTGGATCAGGTTCTCGGTGGAGGCTGGGCGTACAACCGGGTCTCTAACATTGTCGGTGACCGAAGCACTGGGAAGACGCTGCTGGCGATCGAAGCCAGTGCCAACTTCATCAACTCCAATCCCGATGGCCATGTGGTGTACGTGGAGGCCGAGGCTGCGTTCGACAAGGACTACGCTGGCAGTCTCGGCCTCCACCTCGACCGTGTCGAGTTCCCCGAGATGACGACGATCGAGGACGTGTTTGAGGACCTAGAAGCGCGGCTTGTCGAAGGCTGCCCCAGGACGCTGATGATCATCGACAGCTTGGACGCCCTGAGTGACCGGGCTGAGCAGGGTCGGAAGATCGACGACGGCAGCTACGCGATGACGAAGCAGAAGAAGCTGTCGGAACTGTTCCGGCGGATGATCAAGCGGCTCCAGTCGTCCAACGTGACGCTGATGATCGTGTCCCAGGTTCGGGACGCCATCGGCGTGGCGTTCGGGGAGAAGCACAAGCGGTCGGGTGGCCGTGCGCTGGACTTCTATGCTTCGCAGGTCATCTGGTTGGCGAGCCTCGGGCAGATCCACAAGACCGTGAAGGGCGTGAAGCGCACGACGGGGATCCGGGTCAAGGCCCGCTGCAAGAAGAACAAGGTGGCCAAGCCGTTCCGTGACGCTGAGTTCCCGTTGGTGTTCGAGTACGGTGTCGAAGATCTCCAGGCCAGCTTGGACTGGCTCATCCAGGTCAAGCGGACAGAGATGGTCGGGATGACGTTGGAGGATGCTGGCAAGCTGTCGAAGCAGGTCAACAAGCTGACAGCCGAGGAGTACGCAACCGAGCTGGCTCATGTGAACGAGAAGGTGGTCCAGGTCTGGCGGGAGATCGAGGACGACTTCAAGCCAACTCGCCGGAAGTATCCCAATGAATGAGAAGTGGAAATCGGTTCCAGGCTGGTGGGCCTATGAGGTCTCTGACCATGGACGTGTTCGGTCAATCGACCGAATCGTGGAGCACGCGGGCGACGGTCGTGTGCGGCGTTTCGCGGGTCGGGTTCTCAAGATTGCGTACGATGGAAACGGGTACCCGAAGGTAGCTATGTCTGCGCCAGGTTTGCGACGAAGTCAACCGAAGGTCCACCAGTTGGTTCTGCTGGCGTTTCGTGGGAAGCCCAAGGTTGGGGAAGAGTCTTCCCATCTGAATGGCGTCCGGGATGACAACCGATTGGCGAATCTGATTTGGGAAACGCATCGGAGCAACGTGGTCCGACAGGTCGAGCACGGGACGGACACGCGAGGATCCAAGAACGGCAACGCCAAGATGACAGCAGACGACGTTGCAGCCATCAGGGCAAGCCACGCCACAGGCGTGATTCTTGCTAGGCGTTATGGAGTTAGCCAGAGCACGATTTCAATGGTACGGAACGGACATACGTATGGAGACTGAGGATTTTCAGATGACAGAGTGGGTCATCGGGATTCCGAAGGCCCAGCCTCGGGCCCGCGCCTTCGCTGTTGGGGGTCGTGCCCGGATGTACAACCCGGGCACGGCCGAGGCCTGGAAGGCCGACATCATCCGGACGCTGGGATGAGCAGGACGCGGCGGCAAGTGCCAGCTCTTGTTCCGGCTGGTGGATGCGTCGGTGTCGACCCGGGTCGCAGCAGCGGGTCGATCGCCTACGTCGTTGGTGACCGTGGATGGGCGTGGCCGCTGTCGAAGATGACGGACCGGGACATCTGGGACAAGGTGTCGTGGCTGGCTGGGCTGGCGGACCGTGCCGTCCTGGAAAAGGTCAACGCCATGCCGAAGCAGGGCGTGGTGTCGATGTTCAAGTTTGGATCCAGCTACGGAGAACTGAAGATGGCTCTGGTGGCTGCCGGGATCCGGTTCGAGCAGGTTTCACCTGTCAGTTGGCAGACGGCTTTGAAGTGCCGCACGAAGGGGGACAAGAACGTATCCAAGTCCAGGGCACAGGAACTGTTCCCGGACATGAAGATCACTCACGCCATCGCAGATTCTTTGCTGATCGCAGAATACGCACGGAGGGCAACATGATCTTGGCATTCGCGGATTACCAAGCACGGGCGATGGAGACTGCCGCCCCGGCCAACGAGGCCGTTGATCGGATCATCGATGCCCTGGGATCGGTTGACGTAGCCATCCAGCCGGCCGTGGAGCGGATCCGGTTGTTGCTGCGCCTGTCGTACTCGCAGGCGGGGCTGTCCAACGAGCCCGGGGAGTTCGCGGGCAAGTACAAGAAGTTGATCAGGGACCAGGACGGCAACCTGGACCCGGAGTTCCTCGACAGCATGGTGGGCGAGTTGGGTGACGTGCTCTGGTACCTCGCTGACGCTTGCTCCACCCTCGGTGTGTCCTTGGCGGACGTGGCCCAGGCCAACCTGAACAAGCTGGCGGATCGCAAGGCCCGCGGCGTGCTCAAGGGAAGCGGAGACAAGCGATGAGCAACACGATTCCAGTTAGAAGCAGCGTGCAGGTCCATGTCGAATCGGTGGTCAGGGACGTCGGTGTCCTGGTCGCTCGGGACATTCTGCTTGATGAGGTGATCGCGACATTGTCGCTGCCCGAGAACCATCCGTACATCGATGAGAAGTTGCGCCCGTACGTCGATCAGTGGCGCAAGCGTCTGGGCTTGGCACCGGTGGTGTGGCCCGTCGATGAGCTTGCCGATGAGGAAGACGAGGACGGTGGGCCTGCATGATCGTCACAACGGATCTGCACTGGACGGACAAGGACAAGGATGCCTACCGGTGGAGCATCGTGCCGTGGGTCGATGAGCAACTCAGCCCCGAGGAGGACTTGTTCGTGCTCGGTGACATCACGGATGCCAAGGACGGGCACAGCTCGAAGCTGGTGAACGCAGTCGTCGAGGCCTTCGCCGCCTGGGTGGATTCGGCGCGGTCGGTTGTCGTCGTGATGGGTAACCACGACTACATAGATCCTGAGCGCCCCTACTTCGAGTTCCTCACCCAGATAGGTGTGACGTTCGTCAAGAAGCCGACGGTTCTCCTTGAGGCCGAGGTGGGACGTGTTCTGGCCCTGCCGAACACGAAGTACCCGATGCCTGTTTGGAACGAGATCGCTTTGGAGGACGTCGACGTGATCGTGTGCCACCAGACGTTCCACGGGGCGAAGTCCCACAACGGGTTTGAGCTGTCTGGTGTGGGGTCCAGGTACTTCAGTGAGCGCAGCTACGACGGGCTCGTCCTCTCTGGGGACATCCACACGGCGCAACAGTGCGGGGATGTGCTCTACGTCGGGACGCCGTACCCGGTTCATTTCGGTGAGGAACACAAGCCTCGGGTGCTGCGTGTTTTTGTGGAGGACTCCGGTGCGACGATGACGGAGCTGTTCCCGCCGACGATCCGCAAGTGGACCGTGACCTTGGATGGGCTGTCCCCGGAGTTCCCGGAGGTCTCGGAGGGTGACCAGCTGAAGGTCAAGCTCGTCTTCCCCGCGGACACGTCGGGCTACGACTGGAAGGCCGGTGAGGCCATGGTCCAGGACTGGTGTCACGATCAAGGACTTGTGCTGGCCTCTCTGGAGGTCAGCTACGAGGACGGCCCCGGTGGCTCTGAGACGCCCGCCGAGCAGCACACGCACACAGGGACACCCCGACAGATCCTGGAGCGGTACGTGGAGTCTCAAGGCCTCTCCGAGAGCGAGCACGCCGCTGGGTGCGAGTGTCTAGACGACCTGGGAGTGAGACCATGAGGAAAATGCCGCCGGACCGGTTCGAGTGGTGCCAAGCGATCATCAACGATCGCGACGGGTCGATGGACATCCACGTCAAGTGGACGTACGAGGAGCACTCCAAGGTCATCCACTACACCGACGAGGACATGTGGGGTTGGAAGGAGGGCGAGGTCAAGCGTCTCGTGGCTGAGCTGCTCGGCAAGAAGGGGGATCGTTCCGTGGCTGATCGTGTCGTCGTGTGCAAGCGTTCCGATGGCGGTCGTCAGTGAAGATCAAGTACATCGAGATCGAGGGGTTCAGCTCGTTCGCAAAGAAGACGAAGCTGAAGTTCCCCGACGGTCCGGGGCTGTTCATCGTGCGCGGGCAGAACCTGCTGGAGCCGGCGCTGGGTGCCAACGGAAGCGGCAAGTCGACGGTTTTCGACGCGCTCGTCTGGTGCTTGTACGGCAAGACGACCCGCGGGCTGTATGGCCCCTCGGTTGAGTCGTGGTCGACGGACGATCCGACCATCGTGACCGTCCAGTTCGCCACGCACGTCGTGACCCGGGGCCGCCGGCCGAACACGCTGTCCCTCGATGGTCAGATCGTGGAGCAGCCGGCTGTCGATGACACGGTGGGCATGACCTTCGATCGGTTCACGCAGACAGTCGTGCTGCCACAGTTCGGCTCGTTGTTCCCCGACATGAAGCCGACAGCTCGGCTGGACCTCGTGTCCAGTGTGCTCGACCTGGAGGTGTGGTCGGCAGCGTCACGGGTTGCCGTGGAGCGGTTGGCCCGGTTCGGTCGGGAGATGGTCGACGCCGAGCGCGTGCTGCATGGCATCGAGGCCAAGAAGCAAACGCTCATCGAGCAGCAGCAGCAACTGAACAGCGAGCGACTGACGTGGGCGGACAAGCACCGCGAGCAGATCGAGCAGACGAAGGTTTCTTTGGGTGAAGCGAACGCAACCGCGTCCGAGGCGGCAGCGCACTTGACGTTCCTGCGCACGGAGATGGACGAGGCCACTGCCACGCGGGACTCCTACCGCAAGGAGTTGTCCGCCATCGTCACCAAGAAGCATGCGCTCAAGGTGGAGCACGCCACCAAGCGTGCTGAGGTCTCGCACATCGCCACGGAGATGTCTGAAGCTCACCAGGAGGAGGATGACGTCGAGGCAGACCTGCTCGACAAGTCATGCCCGACGTGCTTTCAGCCGGTGTCCGCTGAGCAGATCGAGACCGTGCTCGCTGCGATCGACGTGGCCATCACGGAGATCGAGTCCAGGCACGCGCAGGCCAAGAAGGAACTGCGTTCCCTGGAGGACGAGATCGACGCCGTGGACAAGGAGTTCCGCAAGCGTGACGCCGCCTGTGACAAGCGTGAGCAGGATGCGGTGGCTGCCACCGACGCCCACGTCACCCAGCAACGTGCCGTGGACCGGACGATGGAGCGCGTCAAGTCGTGGAAGAACAAGCTGAAGGCGCTCCAGGACGAGGACAACCCGCTGGAGCATGCGCTGGAGGAGATCACGGACAAGCTCGACGACATCGACGAGGACATCGAAGACGCCGAGATGCGGTACTACGAGGCCGTGACGCACGTCGACCTCGTGAAGGAATGGCCGGTCTGGTTCAAGCACTTGCGTCTCTGGTTGATCGACACGACACTCAACGAGTTGACGATGCGCGTGAACAACGCGCTCGTGACGTTGGGGCTCGTCGGATGGGAGATCAACTTCGTGATCGAGCGAGAAACTAAAGCTGGGACAGTGTCTAAGGGGTTCGAGATCCTGGTGCGCTCGCCGGCCAGCCCCGCGGGCGTGCCCTGGGAAGCCTGGAGCGGCGGGGAGACCCAGCGGTTGCGCGTGGCTTGCGCCACGGGGCTCGCCGAGTTGATCCGCTTGCGCAATCCGCGCACGCCGGCCGTGGAGGTGTGGGACGAACCGACGGCCCACCTCGACCGGGAGGGTGTGCGGGACCTCGCGCAGTTCTTCAAGGACCGCTCGGTGCACCGGCAGGTCTGGCTCGTGGATCACCGTGCCTTGGATGGTGTCGCCGAGGACGGCTCGGTGCTGGTGGTCAAGGACAAGGCCGGCTCGTCGTTGCAGTCGAGCTTCTAAGTTGGACTGGCCTCAGTTCTTCGAGTCTCACGGGATCGACTACGTCACGGGTCCCGCGGAGAACGTCCGCGCCGGGCACCTGGGCATCAACTGTCCGCTGTGTCCCGACGACACGAAGCACCACTACTCGGTCTCGTTGGACGGCAAGGTCCGCGGCTGTTGGCGGAGCCCCGATCACTGGATGGGTTCTGCCGCTCTCGTGGCGACGCTCTCGGGCGTCTCGTTCAGCAAGGCCCGGGAGATGATCGGGACGGGGGACTTGATGGCGACGGGCACATCACCTGCGGCGCTCTTGGCGCAGCTGACTGCGGGGAATCTAAAGATGGTGAGAAAGTCGTTACGCATGTGCACGAGCTTTGAAAGGTTTCATGTGGAACCGTCACGGCCAGAGCGTCGTTTCCACGACTACATGAAGCAGCGCGGGTTCCCCCATCCCGGACGAGTCGCCCGTGAGCACGGCCTGCGCTGGTGCGCCGAGGGCGAGTGGAAGGGGCGCATCATCTTCCCCATCTGGGTGGACGGGAAGCTCGTGGCCTGGACCGGGCGCACGATCTCGTCCAGGGCCCAGCCGCGGTACAAGGCCGAGCCCCCGGGAGACGGCCTGAGCGGCCTCCTGTGGGAGAGCAGGGAGGTGGCACCCAAGGACACCCTGGTCATCGTCGAGGGCCCGTTCGACGCGCTCAAGGTGGCCTGGAGCTTGGACGTGACCGTGGTCGCGCTCATGACCAACAGTGCCGGAGCCGAAAAGCTCGAACGCCTCGTGCATCTGGGCAGCCGGGCCAGCCGGACGGTGATCCTGCTCGACCAGAACACCGAGGCCCAGGCCTTGCGTCTGGCGTCGGACCTCGCTGTCATCCATCCCGAGGTGCTGTACCTGCCGGCGGGGGTCAAGGACCCGGGCGAGATGACGCCCGAACAGGTGCTCTTCACGGTCGGCTGAAAGGAATCTAAAGCTATGCATGGACCTGTCCGAGGGATGAACACCGTCGACGTGGAGCTGCTGGAGGGCCCGCTCGACGGGCAGTGGCTGAGGATCACGGTCATACAGGCCAGCATGCCCAGGCTGCTGGTGCCCGGCTCGTGCGACCTCGCGCCGATCAACCCGGACACGTCGCTGCACGAGTACCGCAAGGACTCGTGGGGAGCCTACCGGTACCACGACACCGTGCTCCGGCGGGACGTCATCTGACGTCGATCGAGGCCCGGCGCTCGGCTCGCCCTGGCCACTCGTCGCGGGCCACGCGGGGCTGAAATCTAAAGCTGTGGCGAAACCTGTAGCGGCGGTCGTGGTCGCTGGCCGCGGCCGGCCGCCGGCTGTCGCTGCCGCCGTGTCGTTCCTGGAACGTCGTCGAAACCACGACACGCCCAGGCGGGCACGAGCCCTGGAGGGCACGGGCCCCGGCGGGCATGCCCTCCAGGGCTCGATCCACGGCCCCGGCCACGGCTCCGGCACGCCGGCCTGAGAGCCTTTCTAAGGGCCTCGCCGGGCGGCAGGCATCCAGGCATGGCCACGAGCCCCGGCGGCCCGCAGAGAGGCTCACAGCTTGCCACCCTGGAGCACGCGGTGGTAGGCGGAGCGGGCGTCCGCCTCGCCGGAGGCGTAGCGCCGGGCCAGCTCCAGGCCGACGACGGCCACGCGGCCCGGGCAGGTGCAGAGCGGGGGCTCGCCGCAACGCCAGCGGAGGTCGCAGGCGGCCGCGTGCCCCAGGCCCTCCGCCCGGCGGAGCCAGCGCTGGGCGGCCCGGAGGTCGGTGGCCGTCATGACTGGCCCTTCGGCCGCGGCTGGCCGGAGCGGACCGGCCCGTCGGGGTGGTCCTCGTCGAGCCACTCGACCAGGGACATGATCGTGTCCACGAGGTCGGGCCCGTACTCGGTCCATTCGGGGTCGTCGACCAGCTCGGCCATCCAGGTCTGGCGGGTGTAGGCGGGGGCCCGGGTGGCGCGGATGTGCCAGCCCCTGTAGGTGCTGTTGATCACGTCGGGCAGCTTCACTGGTTCGTCTCCTCGGCCTTGTCGGCGTCCCGCTGGGCTACGCGCTTCGCGTCCCGCTGCGTCGGGCAGTACCGGTTGATCTTCCGGGGTGGTGATTCGTCGTTGCAGTAGACCGCGTACCCCTGCGGGGTCGTGCGACCGATGAAGTACGCCTCGATGCTGTAGCGGCCGCACTTGCTGTCGGTGAACCCGTCCTCGCTGCGGTTCCATCGGAGCGTGGTCATCGGTTCGTCTCCTCGGCCTTGTCGGCGTCCCACTGGGCGTATTGCTTGGCGTCACGCTGCGTCGAGCAGTACCTGTTGACGGTCACCCGGGTGCCGTCGGACTCGTTGCGGTACACGCCGTAGGCTTGCGCCGTCGTGCAGCCCATGTACTGGGCCTCGACGCTGTAGCGGCCGCACTTGCTGTCGGTGTTCCCGCCTTCGCTGCGGTTCCATAGGAGCGTGGTCATTGGTTCGTACTCCTCGGTCGGTGTCCAGGTCAGCTCGTGCAGGCTGACGCCCGGCGCGTTGCTGCGCATCGGGCGAACGCGCACGGCGTAGCGGGTGCGGCAGGCCGGGCAGGTCCGGCGCACGACCTCGGTCGCGCACTGGTGCCCGGTGTAGAACCCGCGGACGGCGCGGCCGCAGCACGGGGTCTGTCCGTTCGTCGTGGCTGCAGTGGTCATGGTCAGGGTCTCCTTTCGAGATGCCCCTATTTTACCGTCTGTTTCTAACTTTTCCAGACCTTTCTAAGAAAAGTTTCTAACCGTCCAGGGCCCCGCCCCCGGAGGGGCGGGGCCGGGTCCCCGGGTCAGCGCAGGCCGGGGAGGCCACGGCGGGTCCCGAGGAAGACCTCCGGGTCCGCCAGCAGCTCGGCGGCGTGCTGACGCAGGCTCTCGGGCAGCTCGTCGGCGGCCTCCCAGGTCTCCACGGCCTGCTGGCGCTTCTCGTCTGCCAGGACCCGCTGGGCGGCCTGGAGCTGGGCCTGGAGCTGGGCAACAGCCAGGGTGGCCTGGGCCAGCGTCGGCGTGTCGGTCCAGGTGTAGGCGGACTCGGACACGATCCAGCTGTCCCAGGTGCTCTGGACCTCCTCGTTGTGGCGCGTGATGACGTTGCCGGCCCGCTCCAGCAGGTCGGCGACGGCCTTGGCCATCAGGCCGGGCAGCTTGGCCCTGGCGGCCTCCTTGGCCGCCTGGAGGCGCTCATGACGCTTCGGGCTGTCCTTGGGCAGCCCGCGGTAGCTGACGCGAGAGGTCACGCTGGCGCGGCCTTGCAGGCCCAGCTCGCTCAGCTCACTGTTGAAGCCGCGCAGCTCGGGCATGCGGAAGCCGGGCAGCTCGGCCGTCGCCCAGGCCTTGACCTCGACCGTGGACAAGTCGGTGCTGACGTCGCCCACGATGTTGACGGCTCTGCCCAGGTCTTCCATGGTGGGCATGGGCAGGAAGTCGGCGGCGTCGGCGGTCAGGAACGGGTCCCGCTCGACGACCTCCAGGTCGGCGACGTTGGCCGTGTCGACCGAGCCACCCCAGCGGTTGGGGGAGAAGATGCGGGTCGTGTCCCCGTCGGTCTGCCAGTCGGTGCGACCGTTCAGGATGGTGGCGATCTTGCCGGTGGTCGTGTTGCGGACGAAGATGGTCTTGTTGGTCATGGTCAGGGTCTCCTTTCGAGATGCCCCTATTTTACCGTCTGTTTCTAACTTTTCCAGACCTTTCTAAGAAAAGTTTCTAACCCTCCAGGGCCCCGCCCCTCCGGGGGCGGGGCCCGGCGTGGGGTCAGTCGAGCTGGTCGAGCTGCTGCTCGATCTCGGCCATCAGCTCGCGGGCCTCGTCGACGGTCATGTGGCGGCCGCGGACGCAGATGGGCTTCTCGGCGGCGATCTCGGCGGCGCGGCGATCCCGAGCGGCTGCGCGGGCCGCCTTGCGGGCCTGGAGCGTGTCGAGCCGGGCCACCAGCGACTGGATGCAGCGCACTTTGGAGTTCCGGTCGCCGGTGAGCGTCTCGATGCAGACCTCGCCCCGGCGGTCGTCGATGTACAGGTGCCCGATGCCCCTCACCGAGAACCTGTCGGAGTTGATGCTGGTGAGGTCGTATCCGGCGGCGGTCAGCGCGTTGCTGATGAGGACGCGGGCGAGGTCGAGGTCGTGGAGGGCGTTCGTGGTCATGGTCAAGGTCTCCTTTCGAGATGCCCCTATTTTACCGCCTGTTTCTAACTTTTCCAGACCTTTCTAAGAAAAGTTTCTAACCCTCCAGCCCCGCCCCCGGAGGGGCGGGGCCATGCGTGGGGTCAGTCGAGCTGGTCGAGCTGCTGCTACTCGCAAGGCTCCACAATGTCGTACTCACCTGCCTCCAGTAGCAGTTCTGGTGCGTTACCAGGAGACTCAACGAATATGAGGCCCCGGGCTTCCCAGTCCGGCTGATTCATCGCTCGCACCGCACTGTAAACCTTTGTGGGGTCCAGAGCTGTGCTAGTGGGGTAGTGAGCGTGCCGGTAGGCCCGGTGGGGCCTGATTTTGAGGTTCTGCATGGTCAAGGTCTCCTTTCGAGATGCCCCTATTTTACCCTACGTTTCTAACTTTTCCAGTACTTTCTAAGAAAAGTTTCTAACCCTCCAGGGCCCCGCCCCCGGAGGGGCGGGGCCCGGCGCGGGTCAGCCGATGATCTCGGCCTTCGTCGGCCGCTTGAAGAAGCCGAAGTGCTCATCGCGGCCGCCCTTGGTCACCGTGGCCATGAGGCGCACCCGGTGGCCCTTGAGCGGGCCCGTGCAGAGCCCGCGGGGCTCGGTGCCGTTGACCAGCCACGATCCATCGGGCGTCTCGACCTTGACCGTCATGCGGCAGGTCATGCCGTAGTACCCTTCGGAGACCTTGGTCGAGACTACGAGGCCCTCGACCATGATGCGCTCGCCGTCGACCGGCACGGGGACGTGCTTCTCGGCCTCGGCCGGCGGGGCCAGGGCCGCGGCGTGGAGCCGCTCCAGCAGCGCGACCTGCTTCTCGGAGGGGATGCAGCGGAACGGCGAGGACTTGAACCGTGCCCGGACGTCGCGGGCGATCGGGTGGTCGACGCGCAGCAGCTGGCGCAGCTCGGGCTGTGCAGCGAGCACGGCCCGGTACTGGCCCCAGCGGTTGGCCCTGTCCCGCTTGGCCATGGACAGCGCCTTGCGCTCGCGCCGCGCCGCCTCCAGGCCCTCCAGGTCGCCGGCGTAGAGGTCGACCTTGTCGGCGCAGATGTTGCCGATCTGGACGTACTCACCCGTGGGCTGGTGCTGGAACACCGAGCCCTCCAGGTACCAGCTGCCGCAGACGTCGCAGCCGCAGACCTCGTCGTCTGCGGCACGCTGGAAGAAGCGGCCCGGGTTCGCGGCCCGCAGGGCCCCCAGCTCGGCCATGTGATAGCCACGGTCGCCGCTCGGGCCCGGGTAGGCGAAGGACAGGACCCAGCGGTACTCGCTCGGGTTCATGATCGAGGGGCGGTGGTTGTCGGTGCGCGTGGTCATGGTCAGGATCTCCTTTCGAGATGCCCCTATTTTACCCTACGTTTCTAACTTTTCCAGACCTTTCCAAGAAAAGTTTCTAACCCTCCAGAGCCCCGCCCCTGAAGGGGCGGGGCCGGGTTCTGGGTCAGTCGAGGTCGGAGTCGCGGCAGTAGCCCTCTTCGAGGTGCGCGAACGGGCCGTCGTCGCGGTCCGGGGATGCCCAGTCGGGCGCGGCGGTGTCCTCGACGGCCCGCCACGCATCGTCCAGTGACGGGGTGACAGTGATCTGCTGGATCACCGACGTCGGCAGGCCGGTCTCGGCGTCCGGCGTCTCGGCGTCCCAGATGAACCACTCCATCGGCGTCGCGCCGCCGGAGAAGTTCCCCAGGCTGCGGCCGCGGACGATGGCGATGGCGAAGCGGCCGTGCCAGCCGAACGTGCGCTTGGGCGTGACGACCTGCCCGGGGCGGAAGCTGTGTCCCGTGCGCATCGCGCTGTCGAGGTCGGCGGCCAGGGTGCTGCGGGTGATGATGGTCATGACGGTCTCCTTTCGAGATGCCCCTATTTTACCCTACGTTTCTAACTTTTCCAGCACTATTCTTAGAAAGTCGAAAACAGGCAGCAAACAGGCTCTAGGTACCAGAAAACGTGGTCGATTCATTTAGATTAGAAACAGGCCCTAGGGTACGCAAGACGCCCCGAGCGCCTTAGAAAGGCTCTCAGGGCGTCTCGCGGGGTCAAGCCTATTCTTGGCTCGCGGCGGTGTGCAGCAGGGCGAGGCACCGCCCGATGGCCTCGCCGTCACCAGCCAGCGCCCGCCGGCACAGGTGAGCCTGCTCGGTGTCACCGGCCTCCGCGGCCTCGCGCCGGAACGCCGCGACGCGCTCGGCCTCCTCGGGGGACAGGGGGTCGACGCCGCCAAGCACGATGGGCTCGCACTCGGTGCCGAACACGGTGCAGTCCGCGTTGCCGGTCTGCTTGACGTACCACTCGGGCGGGGTGAGCAGCTTCACGAGCAGGCCCAGGAAGCCGTGCGTGTCGTTCGTGCCGCAGACGTGGTAGCCGGTGACTAGCCCCGCGCCCAGGCCGTTCATCCGCACGAGGACGTGCGACCCGACAGCTGGGATGCTCTTGGTCGCGCTCCAGACGATCGCCGGGACGTCGGGCCGGTCCTCGTGCCGGATGACGATGCCGTCGGCGAAGCGCTCTTCGAGGGTCGTGTTCGTGTTCGTGTTCGTGGTCATGATGATCTCCTTTCGAGGCCCCGCCCCCGGAGGGGCGGGGCCGGGTGGCGATGGGTCAGGCGGGGAGGACGTGCGAGTGGGACTCGTATCCGACCCAGGTCTCGGAGGTCGACCAGCCGTTGCGGTTGCTCGTGCCCGTGATCTTGGGGTTGAGGCGCACCCAGCAGACTGGGCACTGCTTGCGGTAGTCGGGCTCCTGGCCCTCGGGCCAAACGGTTTGGGAGGCCTCGAACGAGGTGCCGTCGGCCAGCGTGCGAGTCGTCCAGACGATGGTGGCCTCGACGGGCTCGAAGGCCGCCTGCTTGAGCGTGACGCGCTTGTAGCGGCGCAGGTCGTCGATGTTGCCGTGCAGCGTGATGATGCGGTCGGCCTTGAGCCACCGCTCGCGGGTCGAGCCGTCGTTGATGCGGTACTGGATCAGCAGCTGCGAGCCCAGGCGGCCGATGGCGATCCCGTCGGTCGTGTGCCCGCCCTGCCGGCGGAAGGTCACAGGCGCGGTCGTGTTCGTGGTCATGATGGTCTCCTTTCGAGATGCCCCTATTTTACCTATCGTTTCTAACTTTTCCAGACCTTTCTAAGAAAAGTTTCTACCTCACCAGCCAGACCTCCAGGGACCGCTCGCCGGTGCCGACGAACAGCGCCGGGCCGTCGGGGTCGGCCAGGACAGCGGCCTCCATCCTGTCGAGCAGCTGGCCCGCTGACTCGGTGCTCATCCGCTCGGAGAAGGCCAGCGCGTGGACTGCGGCTGCCCGCGGCACCCGGGCCACGAACCCGTCACCGAACGTCACCTTGTGGACGAACATATCAGGCATCCTCCATGTTGGCCAGCTTGGCCTTGAGCTTGCGGCGGATGGTGCGGCGCTCCAGGGCCTTCCAGCGTCGGGGGTGGCCGGGCGTGCAGCAGGTGCAGGTGATGCCACCAGGGCCCAGGTGGAATCGGTTGCGCTTCCAGGGGCAGGTCATGGGTCAGCTCCGGTACCAGGGGCGGGTCGTCTTGCAGATGGGGCACAGGCCCAGGGAGCCGAGGCCGTCGAGGGTGGCGTCGCAGGGGCCGCTGGTCGCAGTGTAGCCGGGCTCACCGTGGTGGTGGTCGGCGCAGGCGCGGAAGCCGTTGCTGGCCCGCACGTCGGCCGGAGCGTTGCACCGGGTGGGAGGGTCGAGGCGCTTGCCGTGGGGGCACAGGTTGGGGTTGGCCATGGTCATGATGGTCTCCTTTCGAGATGCCCCTATTTTACCTATCGTTTCTAACTTTTCCAGCACTATTCTTAGAAAGTCGAAAACAGGCAGCAAACAGGCTCTAGGTTCTCGAAATCTAAATCTAAATCTAAATCTAAATCTAAATCTAAAGCTAAATCTAAAGCTGTCGGCCCCGGCGGGGGGGGGGGGTGCGTACGCACTAGTGCGTATTCCGTTCAG